GTAAAGTAGAGCTTGAAGCTCTTATGCGGGCGTTGCCCCACATGTCGTTAAAAGACAAGCTAGAGCTATTTGAAGATTTAGAAATTAGGGAAAGACGGGCAAGGTTGTTAGCTGCGGAGCAGTCAATGCTTGGATTTGCAACAGCTGTTTACCCAGGATTTAAGATTGGACCGCACCATAAAAAACTTGCCAGAATCTTTACAGATGTGATTGAGGGCAAAAAGCGCAGAGTTATTATCAACATTGCGCCTCGTATGGGCAAGTCAGAATTCAGTTCTTATTTATTTCCAGCATATTTTTTAGGCAAGTTCCCAGACAAGAAGATCATCATGGGAACGCACACAGCGGGACTCTCAGAAGATTTTGGACGCAGAGTTAGAAACTTAATTGAATCGGAAGAGTACCATGAAGTTTTCCCTAATACAAACATATCAGACGATCAAAAAGCTGCTGGTAAATGGTCTACGTCAGCCGGTGGACAGTACTATGCCGCTGGAGTGGGCGGCGCTTTGGCTGGGAGGGGTGCCGATCTTTTCGTTATTGACGATCCGCACTCGGAGCAGGATGTTAAGCGAATTCACGACTAGCATTTGATACTGCATGGTCTTGGTTTCAGACTGGACCGTTACAACGTTTGATGCCAGGCGGTGCGATTATTGTGATTATGACGCGTTGGTCGATGCTTGACTTGACTGGACGCCTTTTAGATTATCAGATTAAGAATCCAGATTCGTTGCCTTGGGAATTGGTAGAACTTCCCGCCATATTAAATGAGGGCACCGATGATGAGAAGTCACTTTGGCCCGAGCAGTGGAAATTAGAAGTATTAAAAACCACCAAAGCCTCGATTGATCCCAGGTTTTGGAACGCGCAGTACATGCAGCAACCCACGATGGACACAGCCGCCATCGTTCCAAGAAAGTCTTGGAGAATTTGGGATAAAGAAGACCCACCACAGTGTGATTATGTAATTCAGTCTTGGGATACAGCATATGAAGCCAAGACCAGCGCCGACTATTCAGCGTGCACAACATGGGGTGTATTCTTCAATGAAGAAGAAAAGATGAAGCCGCACATCATATTATTAGACGCGTTCAAGGATAGAATGGCGTTTCCGGAATTAAAACAGTCTGCACTCAAGCATTACAAGAATTGGGAACCTGACGCGTTTATTGTGGAGAAGAAAGCTTCGGGAGCGCCGCTGATACAAGAACTCAGAGCAATGGGTATCTATGTTCAGGAAACTACGCCAAGCAGGGGTAATGACAAAATGGTCAGGTTAAACGCTGTATCAGATTTGTTTGCGTCAGGAGTTGTGTGGGCGCCAGATACCAGGTGGGCAAGAGAAGTAATTGAAGAAGTTGCTGTGTTTCCAGTGGGTGAGCACGATGACTTTGTGGATACGATGACGCAAGCACTCATGAGATTTAGACAAGGTGGGTTTGTTCAACTGGATTCAGACGAACGTGGTGACCCGGTACATTTCAGGCGTAGACAACACGCATACTATTAAAAGGACAAATAATGGCTACTAATATAGATAAAGCGCTATATACGGACAATAACAATGCTGGTGACGACCAGGTAGATGAGCCGATGGAGATTGAGATTGTTGATCCTGAATCGGTTGACATCCACGCCGGAGATCTAGATATCCACATGGAGAAAGGCGAGTCTGACGATTTTTATAAAAATTTAGCAGAAGATGTACCCGCCGATAAACTCGCTGCATTAATTAGCGACTTAGGTACAGATATTGAGAATGATAAAGGTTCCCGCAAAGATTGGGAAAAAGCATATGTAATGGGTCTTAAGCTATTAGGACTTCAATACGAAGAGAGAACGGAGCCTTGGAACGGAGCATCAGGTGTATTCCACCCAATGATTACTGAAGCCGTAGTGCGATTCCAAAGTGAAACGATCACCGAGATGTTTCCCGCCCAAGGTCCTGTTCGCACTAAAATTTTAGGTAAAGAAACACCTAAGAAAAAAGAAGCTGCGATCCGTGTCGAAGATGACATGAACTATGAATTGACCGAGGTAATGGTTGAGTTTAGACCAGAGCACGAGCGTATGTTGTGGAGCTTACCAGCAACAGGTTCAGCGTTCAAAAAAGTTTATGATGATATAACTCTAGGACGCCAAGTATCGATGTTTGTGCCTGCAGAGGACGTGATTCTGCCTTACGGAACTACAGACTTGGATACATGTTACCGCATAACCCATGTTATGCGCAAGACCAAGAATGAAATTTTAAAATTACAAAAAGCAGGTTTTTACCTAGACTTTGAACTCCCAGACTCCACTCAACTACAAGATGAGATTCAAAAAGCTAAGGATAAAGAGTCTGGATTCAATGACTTAAACGATGATCGTTATGTAATGTACGAAGTCCACGCTGATTTAGANTTGCCTGGATTTGAGGACGAAGATGGTATAGCATTGCCTTACGTAATCACAATGATTAAAGGAAGTAATAATGTCTTGTCAATTCGGCGCAACTGGAAAGAAAACGACAAAAACCGACTCAAGCGACAACACTTCGTCCACTATCAATACATCCCCGGCTTTGGGGCATATGGCTTCGGTTTATTTCACCTCATTGGAGGATTTGCCAAGTCCGCCACCAGCATTATGCGTCAACTGGTCGACGCCGGAACCCTCTCTAACTTACCCGGAGGTCTTAAATCCCGCGGTCTACGTATTAAAGGTGATGATACTCCCATTGCACCAGGAGAATTCAGGGACGTTGATATTGCGTCCGGTCCCCTAAGAGACAACATATTACCGCTCCCATATAAGGAGCCAAGCGCAGTTTTAGCTGGATTACTTGACAAAATCGTTGAAGAAGGGCGTAGATTTGCCGCAACTGCGGACATGAACATCAGTGACATGTCTAGTCAAGCTCCTGTAGGAACAACCCTTGCNCTATTAGAAAGACAACTTAAAGTAATGTCTGCGGTGCAGGCTAGGATGCACTATGCGTTCAAACAAGAGTTGAAGTTATTGGCTGCGTTAATCAAAGAAGACACTCCAATAGACTATGACTATGAGCCAGAGTATGGTTCTAAAACCGCAAAACAAGCTGATTACGATGAAGTAGATATTATTCCTGTCAGCGATCCCAATGCGGCAACCATGTCACAACGTGTTGTGCAGTATCAAGCGGTTATTCAAATGGCGCAGATGGCTCCAGATATTTATGACTTGCCAGAACTGCACAGACGCATGTTGGAGGTAATGAATGTTAAAGGCGCAGATAAATTGGTACCGCTACCAGATGATATTAAACCGTCTGATCCAGTATCAGAAAACATTTCAATCATTAAGATGGAGCCGGTCAAAGCGTTTGAATACCAAGATCATCAGGCACATATCACAGTTCACATGGCGGCAATGCAGGATCCGGTCATGCAGCAGCTTATTGGACAAAACCCTAATGCGCCTAAGATTCAAGGNGCGATGACNGCGCATATTGCTGAACACGTTGGACTTGAGTATAAGAAACAAATCGAGGCGCAGCTTGGTATGGCAATACCTGATCCGGACGGAGAACAAAAGATTCCTCCACAAATTGAGTTCCANATGTCACAGCGTATGGCGCAGGCAGCCCAGGCGGTATTGCAGCAACATCAACAACAAGCTAAACAACAGCAAGCTCAGCAACAAGCGCAAGATCCGTTGATACAGTTACAACAACAAGAACTGCAGATTCGTCAACAAGAAGTTCAGATCAAAGCGCAGGAAGCACAAGCTAAAGCCGCGCAAGCACAAGCATCACTGCAACTTAAAGCGCAGGAGTTCCAAGCACGCCAGGCAATGGAGGGCAAGAAAGTTGATATTGGTGCGGTTGAGAAAGCTGGACGTCTGCACTTAGATAACAAACGCATTCAAGTTGATGCGCGGGCAAGAGCCATACAAGGACATAATGATCATCAACGCGTCAGAATTGATGCCGCTAGTAAACAAGCACAGTTTGAAGAGAAACGCAAAGACCGCGCATTTGATATGCACAAACACACAACCGGTCAAAAGCATGAAGCTGGACAAGCTGAAGAGCAAAGAGCACACGAGCAAGAAATGTTGGCAAANCAGCCAGTACAACCAAAGGAGAACAAAANTAAATGATAGTCGANTTCGCAGGCGCGCTGCGCAAACANTTACGCGACCAAATGAACAATTACGCTGACGACTTAGCAACTGGTCAGTGCACGACTTTTGATCAATATCAAAAACTTTGCGGGGTGATTTCGGGTCTAGCCATCGCAGAGGGTCTTTTACTTGACCTGCTAGAAAAGGTAGAAAAACAAGATGAGTGATTTAATACTTCCAGATCGGTTCAAAGCTGAAGTGCAACCCATTTCCGCCCCACCNGAGAAAACAGAAGAGAAAACACAAATGTTGCCTAACCCAGTCGGGTACAAGCTTCTATGTGGTGTGCCGAAAGTTTCAACAAAACTAGATGGTACAGATCTTGATCTTGAACGTCCTAGCGAAATTGTCAGACAAGAAGAACAAGCAACCACTGTGTTATTTGTTTTAAAAGTCGGCGNTGACGCATATCAGGACAAANCAAAGTTNCCTAACGGACCCTGGTGTAAAGAAGGTGACTTTGTGATGGTTCGTACCTACGCAGGTACGCGTTTCAAAATTTANGGCAATGAGTTCAGGTTCATCAATGATGACCAGATNGACGGCGTTGTAGATGACCCCCGCGGAATTACCCGTGCTTAAAAGGAAAAACAATGGCAGAATTTAAAGGCGAAGATTTCAAGTTCCCTGATGAAGTCGAAGCAGAAGATAAGGGAAAAGCACAAGATATACAAAACGACGATGACTTTGATATTGAAGTCATTGATGACACACCAGAGCGGGATAAAGGTCGTAAGCCTTTAGATCGTGAAGTAGCCGATCCAACTGATGAAGAAATTAATCAGTACACCAAAGGCGCACAAGAAAGAATTAAAGAACTCACGCATGCAAGGCACGATGAACGTCGCGCTAAAGAAGCTATGGCGAGAGAAAAAGAAGAGCTAGAAAGACTGGCTCAACAGATATACGANGAAAATAAACGCCTCAAACAGTATGTCAATACAGGTACTGAACAGTACACAGCAATGGCTAAGACAGCCGCGGAAGCGCANCTTGAAAAAGCCAGAAGTGACTACAAAAAAGCACAAGAAGCGTTTGACACAGATGCCATCATTGCCGCACAAGAAGCACTAACTGTTGCAAAAATGCGTGCAGAAGAAACAAAAAATTTCAAGCCAACCCCTTTACAAGAAGAGAAAAATGAGGTATATTCGCCTCAACAACAAGTCCAACAGTCTTACCGTGATGAAAAACTCTTGCGCTGGCAAGCAAAAAACCAGTGGTACGGACAACCAGGATTTGAAGATATAACCAGTTACGCACTAGGACTGCATCAAAAACTAGTGAATTCGGGGGTAGACCCACGTAGTGATGAATACTACTCGGCGATAGATTCCCGCATCAAGAAGACCTTTCCGGACATGTTTGGAGAGGCGACGGCTACAACGCCTGCTGATCCTCCAACAAAGAAAACACCATCAGTTGCCGCACCCGCGTCACGATCTTCTGGAACAAAGAAGATTCAACTTACAACCACGCAAATTGCGTTGGCAAAGAAGTTTAAGATGGACCCTAAAGTGTATGCAGCTGAAGTTTTAAAATTGGAGAAATTAAATGGCTAATAGTAACAACCGTACCCCCCGTGAACTAACAACACGCGAAGATGAAGCTAGATGGGTGTATACACCTTCTAGTAAGTTGCCCGATCCAACACCTGTACCTGGGATGTCTTTCCGATGGATTGCTACCCATGTTATGAGTATTGCAGACCCGACCAATGTGTCTAAAAAACGCAGAGATGGCTGGGAACCTGTTAAGGCAGCTGACCATCCTGAACTCATGCTTGATGGTAACGCCAATGGTAATGTGGAAATTGGAGGCTTGATGTTGTGTCAAATGCCAACCAGCCGCGTACAAGCAATGGATGATTACTATCAAAAGCAAAACAGAGCGCAGATGGATTCTGTGGATAACAATTTCTTGAAAAACCAAGACCCACGCATGGCGACCTTGTTCTCCGAAAGGAAATCGACAAGTTCAAGAGGCTCAAGTTTTGGAGCTGGTGTTAATTAATCTTAGGAGTTTTTAAATGGCATATCCTATCGTTCCTGCAGCTTACGGTCTAAAACCCGTAGGTTTGGCTGGTGGTAGAATGTACGCTGGTTCTACCAGACTCATTCCTATCGCTTCTGGCTATGGCTACAACATGTTTGACGGCGATGTCGTTACAGCAAGTGGTGGTTCATTAGTTGTTACAACTCTTGGCGCAGCGTCTTCACCTGTTGCCGGTACTATCGGTGTTTTTGTTGGCGCTCAATACGTCAACTCAATGAGCCAAACAGTCCGCGCACAGTTTTACGCAGCTAACACAATCACTAACACAATCTACGGACCTAACAGTCTCCAAGGTTATGTTATTGATGATCCTTTAGCTGTGTTCCAAGCTGCTGTGCTCACACAAGGTACATCTTCTGTATCTAACACACCTGGCGCTACTATCGGTTATGTAAACCCATCTTTCATTGGGTCTAACATGTACTTGGTAACAAACGGTTCTAACGGTGGATCAGCTTCTGGTAACACTACAACTGGCGACTCAGCAATGGGCTTGACTGGTGGTGTTGTTACTTCTGGTACACAAGGTAACACACGTGTTACTTCTTCAGCACCTTTCCGTGTTGTTAACGTAGTTCCAGATACAGCAGTTACTGTTACAGCCACAAGCGGTACAGCAACTTCTTCTAGTGCAACACTAACAACGACAACTTCAAATACCGCTATTAGCCCCGGTATGCAGTTGATTATTCCAGGTGTTACTGGAGCTTTGGCAAGCAACTTCCTCACTGTGACTAACGTAAGTGGTACAACTTTAACATTGTCTGCTTCAGTTACTGTTCCAGCAGGATCAGCTTTATCTTTCGTTGGTTACCCAGAAGTTCAAGTTCAGTGGAACTTTGGCTATCACGGTTACTTAAACGCAACAGCAGCTTAATTAAGGAGCACATAAATGGCTATTTCACGCGCACAACTATTGAAAGAGTTGCTTCCTGGATTGAACGCTTTGTTTGGTTTAGAGTATGCAAGATACGGCGAAGAGCACAAAGAGATCTATGAAACAGAAACCTCTGAGCGTTCTTTTGAAGAAGAAACGAAACTTTCAGGTTTCTCTGCAGCACCAGTTAAGAACGAGGGCGCAGCCATTGCTTATGACAATGCGCAGGAAGCATGGACAGCACGTTACAACCACGAGACTATTGCTCTTGGATTCTCAATCACTGAAGAAGCGATTGAAGATAACTTGTATGACTCTTTGTCAGCACGTTATACCAAGGCTCTTGCTCGCGCAATGGCTTACACAAAGCAAGTTAAGGCTGCTGCAGTATTGAACAACGGTTACAACGCTTCCATCACTGGTGGTGACGGCGTAGCTTTATTCTCTACCGCACACCCATTAGTTAACGGTGCAACAAACGGTAACACATTCACAACTCCTGCTGACTTGAACGAGACTTCACTAGAAGCCGCCGTTATTCAAATCGCTGCATGGACAGACGAGCGTGGACTTTTGATTGCTGCTAAGCCTAAGAAACTTATTGTTCCCCCATCATTAATGTTCGTTGCTACTCGTCTCTTAGAGACAGAGTTGCGCGTTGGTACAAACAACAACGACATTAACGCGATCAAGAACAATGGCGCGATTCCTGAAGGTTACACTGTAAACCACTTCTTGACATCAACCAACACATGGTTCTTGACAACTGATGTGCCAAACGGTCTTAAGCACTTCGAGCGTATTCCTCTCCAGAATTCAATGGACGGGGACTTCGACACCGGCAACGTACGTTACAAGTCTAGAGAGCGTTACAGCTTCGGCTGGTCCGATCCACTCGGAATCTTTAGTTCATACTAATAGGATTGGGAGTTTCCCGGTCGGAGGGGTCCTCAAAAGGGACCCCTTTTTATTTGTGCTACAATTACCTGTGTCGTAATAAAGGAGTTAATATG